GTGTTATCGATTGAAGCTCTAGCAAATCGTATTATATGTGAAGCAGTAGAACAGAATGCTACTGATATTCACATAACCCCAAAACAGAAGGAATCTGTTCTCCAATTTAGAATTGCCAATCATTTAATTAATTACTTAGTAATTTCAGCAAATGAATGTGACAAGTTGATCTCTCATTTTAAATTTACAGCTTCTATGGATATTGGCGAAAGAAGAAAACCGCAAAATGGATCCATTTCCACAACAGTCAAAGGTCAGTATATTGGCTTACGACTTTCAACCTTACCATCTCACCCTCATGAGAGTTTAGTAATTCGTATACTTTCCGACCAAAATATGCTTCCAATCTATCACATCTCTTTATTTCCAAATATTTCTCGTAAATTAATCTCCTTGCTAAAGCACGCACACGGATTAATAATTCTGACCGGTCCAACTGATAACGTTACGTAAGTATTAATAAAACAAGACATCAGTAATCGTAACTAAATCTTTTCCATACTTACATCTGTCTGGTCTTTGTGGAGGTTGGGGGATTAGTTCATAATCAATTTTCTTTATAAATCTGGAGATAAACATTCTTTTTTCTTCTTGAGTGAGAAAATGGAAAGTTTGATTAAAAGTGAATACCACATTTTTTATTTCTTCAATATCAACTTGTATAGGTTCCTCCTTCTCAGATAACTTTCGTTTTAATTCTTCGAACAGTTCTCTGGTTTCTAACATTCTTTGTTCAAATTCGCTGTCACTAATTAAATCTGATGCCCATGCACGTTGATATTTTTCTCTTTTTTTCTCTAATGATTTTAATTGGTCTGTCAAATGTTTGGTCTCATCTGGTTCTTCCGTAATTTCTATTCCTTTTAAATCAATATTTTTCATATAAATATAAAGTGCGTCCAAAAAACGTTTTTCTCCAATTTGTTTAATTTTTTTACCTTTCAAATAACAAGAACTACACTTATAAATTGTACTTTGATATTCAGTACCATCTTTCCGCTTACGTAAATATCTGTTAACTGCTAGCGGTTTTTTACATGTAGGACATGAAAGTTTACCTTGAAATAAATAGTTACCAGCCACTTCTCTCCTATGATGTTTAGAACGATCATTTAAAATTTCCTGTAATTTTTTATATTGAGATTTAGAAATTATTCCTTCGTGTGTATTTTCATATACCTTATCATTCCATCTTGTAGCACCATATATAGCTGGGTTTTTAAGAATTCTTAAAACACCCTTAACATGCCAAGTTCTATCGTCATTAGTTTTATTAAGATAATTAGCCAACTGTGTTGCTGACATACCGTTAAATGTTTTCTCGATCATATCATATACAACTTTTGATTTCTCATTTTTAATTAACTTTTCATCTTCCGTTAAATCAAAACCATATGGGATTGCTCCAACTCGCTCACCGTCAGAAACTTTTTGTTCTAAAGCTACTTTTATTCTTTCTGATAAATTTTCTGTTTCCCATTGTGCAAGTAATGCGACTAGGCCGATGAACATTCTCCCCATTGCGTTGGATGTATCATAAAGTTCTGTCGCTGATTTAAATGAGCAATTATGTTTTTCTAACATTTCTAACATTTCATAAAGATCCTTAACTCTTCTTGTAAAACGATCAAGTCGATAAACTAAGATCATAGATATTCTTCTGTTTTTGACATCATCTAACAGTCTTTGCAATTCTGGTCTATTCATATCTTTAGCAGATATTCCTTCATCGATATAAAATTTAAAATCATTCCATCCTTGCGCTGCACAATAGGCGATCAATCTTTCTTTTTGAGCACCTATAGAATATCCTTCATTTGCTTGTTCTTGAGTAGAAACACGAATGTAAATTCCAACTGTCATTAATATTGTCTCCCTTCAAAAAAGGAGAGCCTTCGCTCCCCCAATTTAAATTCCTAGCTAGTAATTTAAAGATCGACTGTAAATCTAATTGCTTTACCTATGATTCTTGCTGGATTTTCTTTGTTTACAATAATAGGTTCATAAGCTGGATTTTCTGGCATTAACATAACAAGACCACCAAGTTTTTTTACTCTTTTTAAAGTTGCCTCAGTATCTCCATTTACTAACACCGCTGCTATTTCCCCGTTTTCTACATCGCTTTGTTGTCTAATCATCACTGAAGATCCATCTGGAATAGTAGGCTCCATTGAATCACCTTTTGCATCGAGGTAATAAATTTCCCCCTGTGGTAAATTTTCAGGTGATTCATATCTATATCCAACAAAGTTTTCTTCTACATATATTGGATCTCCACAAGCAATTGTTCCTAATATAGGAACTTTAACTAATTCTGTAGTAGTAGAGTATAGGTTATTAGGCTTGTCTTCCGTAAGATCAGAGCGATAAATACCAAAATAATCAGCCATTAATTGTATCTTATCTATTCTTGGATATGTATTCCCTTTCATCCAATTAGAAACGGTCGTTTCTGGTATGTTTAAATCTCTAGCCAAATCAGTTTGATTTTTCCCCATACGATCTAAATATTTTTTAATGTTTTTCGCCATAATTTGTTTTAAATTTTCTTTTTCGCCCATTTTCGCACCTCCTTTCTTCATTAATATTACCGTTTTTCGGTAGAGTTGTAAAGAGGAAAAATACTTTTTTTCGGTATTTTTTTTAGTTTTAATGATTGACAATACCTTTTAAAGGTAGTATATTGAGAACATAGAAATAAGGAAAGGAGTTGAGAGCATGAACAGAGTATTTCAAATTTCATTAGCAGCAGCTAGAGTTAATGCAGGTTTAAAGCAGGTGGAAGCAGCCAAAGAACTTGGTATTACTGAAAAAACTCTTGGTGGATATGAACGAGGTCAAACCGCTATTCCTGGTCATGTTTTACAAAAGGCAGCAAAACTTTATGATATACCTTCTGATTTGATTAGACTTCCTAATGTTAATGATGGAAAACATGATGATGAATTTTTTTTGAACAGAAGTACCGTTTAAAGGTAGTAAGGAGTGGTGAAGATGATAGGAACAAAAATCAATCCACCAAACATAAGCGATGAAACTATGAAAGAAATGGTGAAATTCTTTATGAAAACTTCAATACCAAGAATCATTGCATATGAAAAAGAACAAAAAAAGAAACAAAAACAATAAACCAAATACTATCCAAAGCGCTGTGAACCGAGCCAATGACGGTTAATGAAAATACTTATAGCAGAATAGACGGTCGCAACGTCAATACAGGAGAAGGAGAAACAAAATGAATATATCTAAGTTCAGTCTCGAAGGCGATGATGAAGCTCTGAAGAAGGTTGAAGAATTGATAAGGCAATTAGATATAGCTAGATCTCTGGTAAAGGACCTAGCTGAAATAAAAATTACAATACTTGATACACGAAAAAAAGAAATCAACGAGTATATAAATGAACTTAAAAATGACTTTATAAGAACTTATGGTTACGAGCCTTTACAACTGTATCTGGCAGCGGAAGGCAACTCTCATAGTATTCGTATGATTTTAAATAAAATTTGAAAATTTTTCTTGATGTCCTAATTCTTAAGATGTTTTTTTCTGATTGTATATCCTTCTTATCATTAGTTCGGAATAATAAAAAACCACGAACAGCAGAGTGAGCTGGAATATTAACAATTGGATTTAGTATGGAGTTATCGACATTAAAGTGCATTTGCTTAGTAACGCCGGAAAATGCAGTTAAACCATTGATTTCTTCTTTACCATCATCTGTAGTTACTGTATATTTTCCTCCGGTTTGAGTATAAGAGTTCAAAACCAACTTGTTATTTAAGGTAAATTCAATAATTGAAATTGGAGCTTCGCTTCTATTAGAGATTATTACATCAAAAATAGCACGGTAATCATCTTGCCAATAAACATCAGGATTTTCAGTATCTACTCTATCAGGTTTAAATACTGAGGAAGAGCGTGAGTTTATTTGCTCAAATTTTATATTCGGCTTTTTACTTCTATAGTTCAAATAAGCAATAAAACAGGTTACTGAAGCTGTTATATATGTAGCAATTGATAACCAAATAGAAATATTCACAATATCACCTCCTCGTATTTCAAGTTCTGTCAATAGACAAGACTATTGTATCAAATGGAAGTGATAGGAAATAGACAAATTTGAGAGGAGAAACGAAATGGATTTAACAGTAATTAATCATAATAATCAACGTGTTTTAACTACAACACAATTAGCAGAAGCATATGAAACAACAGCAAAAACGTTAAGTAAGAATTTTGAACGTAATAAAGATCGCTATAAACCTGGTAAACATTTTATAAAACTTGAAGGCGAAGATTTAAAATATTTCAAAGCATCACGTCAAAATGACGACAACCTTAAATTCGCACCTTTTATCTATCTCTGGACAGAAAAAGGAGCGTGGCTGCATGCAAAATCACTAAATACAAATGCTGCCTGGGATGCATACGAGAAACTTGTGGATGAATATTATTCGGCAGTAAAAGTCTTATCCGAAAGAGAACAACTCATAGCATCTATGAGACTGTCATTAGAAACAGCAGAAGAGATTAACCATATCAAGAATGACTTAGATTTAGTAAAGCACCAGGTAAGTGAGGAATTAACTCTTAACCATGGACAACAGCAGTCGTTGCACCATGAAATCAAGAAACGTGTTGAATCAATCAAAAATGACTATGAAATGACAAGTAGAGAAATATATTCACAGATACATAGTCATCTTAGAAGAGCGTTTGCTGCACCTAAATATGTATTTGTAAAAAGAAAAGACTTTGAAGAAGCCATATCATGGGTGAAGACATGGAGACCATTAATATGATTGAACACATTGAATTGTTAGTTGTAGGTGTTCTTTTAAACAACATAGTTACATTAATACTTATATTTACAAAGGAAGATAAGGAGTGGTTTAAATGAAAATCAAACCAGCTGAATGGTTAAAGCTTAATTCAGAAGAAAAGCAGAGTTTGTTGAAAGCTAAGAAAGGATTGAAATAAATGGCTAAAAATAAACTATCAGTATTACAAAAAGAATTGCGGGAAAGGCTCCACTTATTGCAAGAAGATATAGATGATATCCATCCTGGTGATGAATATGATCCGGATATTTATAAGCAAACAGTATTAGAGATTGATTTCATAAATAAAACTTTAAATCGCATATGGGACTTAAAACACGATTAATGCAAAACATTCACCGACAAAAGTCGGTACTCTTTTTAGCCAATGTGCGAAAAAAGACGAACGAATCAATGAATATTTTAAGGAGGTGAGCATATGAGAGAGCCAAAATTTAGAGGATATAATCTTGGAACTAACAGTTGGCATTATGGTTTTGGTTGGTGTGAGATTGATTACACAGAAGAATTTTTAAATGAAAAAGGGATAGAAGAACAAGCAATGCTTTACACAGAAATTGGCCCTGTTGAATGTGAATTAGTATCGATGGGTGAGTTTACTGGCCTAAAAGACAAAAACGGTGTGGAGATTTATGAAGGGGATATTGTCGAAACAGTTTACGATGCAGAACTATTTATAGGTGTAGTTGTATTCGATTTATCTGAACTGGACTTCAAAGCTACTAACGGCAAAGAGAATTATGGAAGTAACTTTCAGTACTTACCATGTTGTGAAGAAGTAATAGTAATCGGCAATATCTATCAAAATCCTGAACTATTAGAAAGGGGTGAAAAAGCATGAGCCAAGAAGTTATCAACGCAATATTTGACGGTGATCTACATACAAGGATTCAAAATGTAGAGTTCTCCACTAGTTCACGAGAAGTAATCACAGTAGGAGAAATGATGGAAGGGATTGAATGAAATGAATGCAGCAGAAATGAAAAAGAAATCTACAGCTAATCGACATAAAGTACCTGTGGCAAACTTAGAACAATTTATTAATAGAACAAATGAAATTATCAAAAGCAAAGCTAATGATGGTCATTTTAGTTACATCACACTAGTTCCTAGTGATCCTTTATGGAACGAGTATCAATGTACAGAATCTATAGCTAATTATTATCGAAGTAATGGTTTTAAAGTCACGATTCATAATTATCTGTTGAATGTAACAATGACTATCTCATGGTTGGAGGAAGGTTAAGAATGCTTGAACATCCTATGATAACTCGAATAAATGCCACTGGTTATCCATCAAAAGATATCGAGCCGCAGGAAGAAAAACCAAAGAAAGTTGCTTGTAAGGATGTTTATGGAAATGTGGTCTTTGTTGGAGAAGATGTTTGGATCCATAACGGACAAGTTATTCCAGATGATAGCTTAGAAGATTACTTGATTGAAGTTTTAGGTTTTGAAAATAAGAAAGCAGAAGTGGAGGACGAGCTATGAAACAAGGTAAGAATCCAACTAAAAAGCAAAAGATACACATTAAAAGTTATGGGTTAAATCCCGACAACTGGCTGATTTATAAGAATGCTGGTGATCAAGTTTCATTGGTTCATAGAGTTAGTGGCAATACTAGAAAAATCCCAAAATAATAGACCCGTGCGCCAACACGAGTCCAGCAATTTCAAACAAATAGTTAACACAATAATAGGACATATCGTTTTAAAAATCAAGGGGAGGTTAAAAGATGCCTTATTTTTACTCTGAAAATAGAACTGTTTATAGTCCGGAAAATCATTTGTTAAATGAACTGTATGATTTTTTGGAATGTCATAATCACCTTTTTAGTGGCAGTCGTTTATATGGCCAACTTATTGAGATATACGAAAACTTGGATGAAGAATTGAAGGAGGAAGAATAAATGAGTGAATTATCTTTGCAATATAACCAGCAACAACAATCAAGTGTGTTAGCACAGTCCTCAAGCAGCCGTGAAATGGAGGAAGTGAAAGGTCAGATATTCATGGCTAAGCAGTTCCCTAGAAATGTGTTTGATGCAGAAAAACGTATTTTAGATAACTGCAAAAGACCAGCATTAGCAGAGCAAGCAGTCTATAGCTACCCTCGTGGAGGAAGTAAGGTAGAAGGTCCATCAATTCGTCTAGCTGAGGTATTGGCGCAGAACTGGGGCAATCTATCGTTTGGTGTAAAAGAACTCGAACAACGAAACGGTGAATCTGTAGCAATGGCTTATGCATGGGATTTAGAAACAAACGTAAGACAGGAAAAGATTTTCACCGTTCCTCATTCTAGAAAAGCTAAAGGGAAAATTCAAAAGTTGGATGATCCACGCGATATTTATGAATTAGTTGCAAACCAAGGTGCGAGAAGAGTCCGTGCTTGTGTCTTGAGCATAATCCCTGGTGACATTGTGGACAAGGCAGTTGAGGAATGTAATAGAACTATGCAAGGAAATAACACTAAGCCATTTAAAGAAAGATTAAATGCAGCTTTAAGTATGTTTAAAGAAAAACACAGAGTTACCCAAGAACAAATCGAATCAAGATTTGGATATAACGTATCTGCTTTTACTGAAAGAGATTTAAACGATCTAGGAAAGATATACAACTCCATTAAAGATGGAATGAGTAAAGTGGAGGATTGGTTCGATAAAACACCAACAAATAAAAAAGAGAACGATGAAAAAGGCAGCACGCTGGCAGAGTCTTTCAAAGAAGAGAAGGGAGCTGACAAGGTAGATGGAAAAGAAGCTGCTCCAACTGAACAAGGAGAATTATCATTCGATTGAAGCTGATCGAGATTATATGTCAGTTTCCCAGTTTAAAAGCTTTGTAGAGTGTGAGGGTAAAGCATTTGCAAAACTAAGTGGTGAGTATAAACAACCAACTACAAATGCATTGATAGTTGGTTCGTATGTACATGCTGCATTTGAAAGCGAAGAAGCCTTTCAAGAATTTATTGAACAAAATAATGGGGCGATATTTAAATCCCGTGGAGTCGGTTTGTACTCTGACTTTGAAGCAGCTGACACAATGATTAATGCAATTAAGAGTGACCCGTTTTCAATGTTCGCTATGGAAGGTGAAAAAGAAGTGATTTTCACAGGGGAACTATACGGTTCTCCTTGGAAAATCAAAGTGGATTCCATTAATCACAATCGAAATACTTTCTCGGATTTAAAGACTACTCAAGACCTTCATAAAAGGTACTGGAGCGATAAATATGAAGGTTGGGTATCATTTGTTGAAGCGTGGGATTATGTCCTTCAAATGGCTATTTACCGCAAGATTATTGAGCAAAACACAGGTGCTTTATATAACCCATACATCGTGGCAGTAACAAAAGAAAATCCACCTAATAAAGCTGTTTTACATTTTGATGAATCGAGATTTTCATTCGAGTATGAATATGCAGAAATGAAGATGGAACGATTTATGCAGGTGAAGCATGGTAAGGAGAAGCCTATCAGTTGTGGCAAATGTGATTATTGTAGGTCAGTAAAAAAGCTATCAGACACAATGGAAATAGGATCCCTGCTTTATGTATGACCAAGATGTTCCTACTCATGTTGTCTTGCCAGAGTGGATTTGGAAGGAAGCAAAAGATACGGAACATCTTAAACAACTTATTTTGCAATATATACAAAAGTGCTATCCAGGATATCAAGTTAAGAAAGTAACAAATGGAATGGCGATCTGCTACAGGAATTAGGGGGTGAGGGCTTGGCAGATGTGCAATTGGAGCACGGCTTTACAAAAATAGCCAATGAATTATTAGAACACATGGCTACCATCAAGCTGAGCCCCATTCAATATAGATTAATCTTTGTAATTTGGAGATACACATATGGTTTTAATCGAAAAGAACATACTTTATCTCAAAGTTTCTTAAGCGCTGCAACTGGATATGACGACAGACAAATACGAAGAGAGTTGCAAAAACTGGAACAAAGGAAAATTATCTATCAAAAAATATCCAATGGTCGTTCAAGGGTAATCGGTTTTAACAAAAATTATGATAAATGGACGGATGAAGAAAGGGAGGGTAAAACTCCCCCGGGTAGAATTACCCCGGGTAAAACTACCCTCCCTACCCCGGGTAAAGTTACCCCAGGTACCCCGGGTAAAACTACCCCCCAAGAAATAAATAACTTAAATAAAAATCTAAATAAAAATAAAGAGGATGAGGAGAATACTTTGAATCGAATTTTAGAGCTTTTAGAAAAAAGTAAAATCACCAATCCAGAAGACATTACAGAATTTCTTCGAGATGACATTGACGATGTGATAAACAACTTTGGTTTCGAACAACCAGAACAACTTATTGAAGAAGCGATAAAAGATGCTGCACGAGGTAACGGAAAGACGTGGAAGTTTGTTTATAAAAAACTGTGTAGTTGGAGGAAGATAGGTATTACAACTTTAGCTGACCTAGAAAGTGAGGATGATACAAGTGGGGGAAGCAAGAAGTATCGCTCAAGTAATGGAAGAGCTCCAAAAAAGAGTAGCGAATCGATCACAGGGAACAAAGTCGGATGGATCGGAAAACGAGATTAAATACAACTGTTCGAAATGTGAGGATAAGGGATTTTATTTAGAGGATATTCCAGACTTAGATGATGAAGGGATCCAAAGGAAATGGCCTAATGGGGAACTTAAATTCTATCTAACTATGAAAGATTGTACTTGTGCCAAAAAGAAACGTTCTAACCATCTTCTTAAATTTAGTGAGATAACAGAAGAGTTTCGGAAAATCAATTTCTCTAGCTTCATTCTGGATGGTAAAGACCAGGTAATTAGAGATGCTTACAGATGTGCTGTTGCTTACTTTAAAAACTATGAAGGCATTAAGACTAATCGTGTAAATAGCATATCCCTTCTTGGACAACCAGGTTCAGGGAAAACACATCTTCTTATCGCACTAGCTAATAACCTAATCATGAAGAAACAAGTGAGTGTATTGTACTTCCCATTCGTGGAAGGATTCAATGATCTAAAAGATAACTTTGACCGACTAGAAGAAAAACTAACAAAAATGAAACGTGTTGATGTGTTGTTTATAGATGATTTGTTCAAAGGTCGCGATTTTCCTACAAACTTTCAGATTGAACAGATGTTTGCGGTTATTAACTACAGATACATCAATCATAAGCCGATTATGATTTCTTCTGAGAAAACAGTCGATGAACTTTGCGATATTGACGAAGCATTAGGAACAAGAATTTTCGAAATGAGCAAGGATTATACAGTTGTTATCAAAGGTGATCGTAAGAAATTAAATCATAGATTGGTAGGCTTAGACAATGTGTAATCTATGCAACGGAAAGAGAGTTGTCCATGAGTTTGAAGCATACGGCATTCGCTATAAACCTTGTCCTAATTGCCCGCCTATAACAAAAGAGTTTCATGCTGATTTAGATGTACTCAAAGAGCGAATAAAAGCATTTAAGAAGGAAATGAGCGCAGTTGGCAGCTAAGAAGAATCGAACATCACCGCATAACTATAAGCCGAACGGAAGGGCAAGGAGTGACAGGAAAATAACAGTACTCGAAGATTGTAACTTTGAGTTTTATGAAAGTGACTTAAAAGAGATTTCTAAACAGTTTAGAGATTACCGAGATATAGAACAAATCGCCAAAATGATGAATCGTGATCCAGATGAAATCATGCTGGCAGTCATTCATCTAGCAAAAAGCAAAAAATTAAAACAAGTGAACAGGAGGAAGGGAAAATGAAGTGCTGTTATCCAAATTGCAATCAAGATGCAAGCAGTACTTGGGCGCTCGTTCCATTGTGTGTCCATCATCATAAATCCATCGAAGAAGAAACGGACAAGTATTATAACCAAGATCGAAGTAAGAGAATTCCTTATGGATTAAGAGAAAATTATTTGAAAATTGCAAGCCAAATACCATGGAGTTATAAGGAGTGGGAAATTTGATATCATTCACAGTTTTTGGAGAACCAGTAGCACAAGGAAGACCACGTTTTAGTAATCATGGCGGCTTCACAAGAGCCTATGATCCTAAGAAATCAAAGGACTTTAAGCAATATGTGAAATTAGTTGCTGCTGAATATAGACCGCCTGCTCTTTTAGAAGGTCCATTGTTGCTGGAAGTTAAGGTGTTCAAACCTACTTTAAAGAGTTTTAGCAAAAAGAAGGCTGCAGCTGCTGAAAGTGGAGAATTACGTCCAGTCACAAAGCCAGATGTAGATAACTATGTGAAAGGTATCAAGGATGCTCTTAAGCAAATCATTTGGAATGATGATAGCCAAGTAGTCGATTTACACGTTAGCAAATGGTATTCACAGACTCCTAGAATCGAAGTAACTGTATCGGAAGTGAAGGCTCATGAACCCAGTTATCATCAGACGACAGCGGAAATATGAAGCTGAACAAGCAATTAATGATCTTGTAAGTCGAGGATATGAGATTACTTATCCCCTTACTGAAATTAAGAAGGACGGAAAAGTATTCGACCGAGATAGCTACAACAGGAAAGTATTTGTCCAAAACACACAAAGTAGTTGCTGGATAGCTAAATTAAGAAAAGTGGAAGGTCAATAGGAATGAACTTAGAGCAAGAAAAAGACGAATTAAAAGCAAAACTTATTAATCTAGGATATTTCAAAACTCCTGATGGAAAGCAGCTATATGAACTTACATATGAGGAGCTTGAAAATATATATAACCAATTAAAAGGAGCGAATTAACATGTCATATGTAGATTTCAAAGCTTTAGTAAAGAAGATTAACCTTAAGCCAAAAGGCGTGAAAGAAATCGTATTGGAAGTAAGTGATTCTGCTTTAAAGGGACATTTAGACAGGTTAGCGGAAATGATTGATGAAAAAGCAGAAATTCAAATTGAATCAATGGTTGTTAATTATAACGTTACTTTAAACGCTCAGACTAATCGTCCTTTGACTGAGTACAAAGTAAATAACAATGGTGTGGTTGAGGAAGTAAAGCCAACATTTGAGCAATTAGAAGCCGACTTGGATTTACCAGAAGAGAAAATCGAGACCAAAGAAGAGAAAAAGGAAATCGATCGTGAACATATCGATGCATTTATTGCAGCTGGTCTTGCTCCACAATTAGAAAATTTTCCTGAAAACTTCGCTGATATTGTTAAACGAAAAACAGAAGGTGAATCTTTCAGTAAATTAGCCAGTGAATTAGAAATAAGTTCTGGTACAGTTGCAGACTTAATTGACGATTATCGAAAAGAAGTAGCTCCACTGGCTGAAGCTTGGTGGGAATGGAAAGAAAGCCAAGGCGAATCAAAAACGGAAGAATATGAACCGAAAAATGAAGAGCCAGTAACAGAAAACGAGGAAAAAGAAGATCAAGATGGTGCTGCATAAGTAATAGCTTCAACTCTCCCTCCCGAGGGAAGGAGAGTGATATGTAAGTTTATTTAAAGAGTTCATGGAATCCCATTTGCATTGGATAGATCCAGATATAACCTCCAAGAATTAAAATAATAGGTCCTAGAAAGAAATTAAAAATTTTATTTGGAAGCCATCTGAATAGTAATGAATACAAAATTGCTATTACAAGAAAAGTTGCAAATAAGATCAGCAATGGTCCAATAAACATCATTGAATTTAAAGGAATATTATCAAACAAAATAAACACCTCCAATTTACATGGTTATATTTTACTAATTAATGGGTCATAAAGAAACAATATTTTAGGAGGAATCAAAATGAGCATAACAAGCCTGTTTGATATGACAGTATGCTTGATGTGCAATGGACATGGGATTATTTATAAAGATAAAACTTGCCCGCGTTGTAAAGGAGTGGGCGAGCATCCATTAAAGGTTAGGAGGAAGAAAAATAATGAAAGATTTAACAACACAAATAAAAAAATGGGCTGTTGATAGAAATTTACACACTGCTGATCCAAATAAGCAAATGCTAAAACTGATTGAAGAAGTTGGAGAACTTGCGCAAGGGATGGCGAAAAATAACAGTAAACAAATTATAGACTCTATTGGTGATGTGTATGTAGTATTAGTTATTTTGTCTGAACAACTTGGCTTAAACATTGAGGAATGTGTTGAATTGGCATATCAAGAAATTAAAGACCGTAAAGGAAAGATGATTAATGGAGTATTCGTGAAAGAAGATGATTTAAAATAATCACATTTTTCTCCGGTTTTTGGGTCGGTCAAGTATCTATATTTTTGATTATGTATTTGGGATATAGGCACCAGGAGAGGAAACATAGATAACTATTATTCATTAAAGGAGAGATTATATGAAATATTTTGAAGTTAGTTCGCCATATTACGCATTATTAAAAGCAGAAAGTAAAGAGAAGGCAAAGGAAAAATATATCGAACATGTAGCAGATAAAGATGGATCTTTAGATGTATGTATGAATGAGGTTGGAAGAGATTATGCTTTAGCTAGATTTAGTCAAACTCCATTGGAAAATAAAAAATTAGTTCCAGTTAAGCAAGTGCTAGAAGATTTCCATGCTGCAGAGTATGAAGTTTTGATTATTGATAGTGCTTTAATTTAACCACAACATACGAAAATTATCCGCAGAAAGGAAGGGTGAAGGGAAATGGATACTATAGAGAAAATCCAACATTGGGAAAATGAAATTGAACGAGCAGAAGAATATGGATTTTACTTTGATATTGAAGATATGCGTGAAGTGGTCGATATGGTTAAACATCAGAGAGAGTTGCTTGAGCACTTAAATGAATCTCTATTCACCGAAAGAATGAAAAATGAGGGATTGGAAATACAAATTTCGGCTCTTAAAGAAGAGAAGTCATTCTTTCTTAAAGCTTATAAGGATAAAATCATGGATGAGAAATAAAAAAAGACAGGATTTCTCCCATCTTTAAATTATCAGCAAATTTATTATATCATGGGGGAGAATCGATGGGACAATTATCTTTCTTTGAACCTATAAATGATAAGGAATTAAGAAACATATTGATAAAGGAGTTAAAGCATTATAAAGCTTTGAAAGTGAAGTTGGAGAACCAGAAAGAGAATAAAGATGGAGGGATAGTCGATCTTTTTCCTACTTTAAGAAATACGGATAAAATTTCAGAGTATAAAGTAAAGCAAATTGAGAGAGCACTCTATTCACTGGATGCTTTAGAAAGAAAAATAATTGAATTAAAATACCTTACCACTGAAGAAGTTAATGATATAGAAATATATTTAACTCTAGGGATTAAAAAAGGGAAATATTATCTAAAAAAAAGAACAGCTTTATATAATCTTGCAACAGCACTCGGAATTATTTGAGTGCTGTTTTTTATCCATTTTTCTTCAAAATATTGTTATAATCGACATAAATGAAATGGGGGAGAATTATGAAATCAAAGGAACTTTTTTTTGAAGAGTACAATGTAGATAAAGAAAATTTTAATAAGTGTGGTTTGATATGGGAAGATCTTATTGAGATATATACTGATTACAAGAAGCTTATTGCAAGTTATACAACTGTTTCTGCGACAATAGCAGAAATATTAAGAACAAATGAGGAAGTTCACAGCGTAAGATCCAGAGTTAAAGATCCAGAACATCTAATTGATAAAATTATTAGAAAAACAATTAGAAAACATCTGGCAGGCAATACAGATTATAAAATAACTGTTAGTAATTATGAAACTGAAGTTACTGACATAGTAGGAATCAGGGTATTACATCTTTACAAGGAACAAGCCGGCACGATAGATCAAATGATAAGGGATACATGGGACTTACAGGAAACACCGACAATTTATTACCGTAGTGGTGATATACAAAGTGATGAAATAAACTCAACGAATGACTTTGAACTTAAGGTGCATCCTGCTGGTTATCGCTCCTGGCATTATTTAATTTCTACTCAAACAACAAAGAAACCTACAATTGTAGAAATACAAGTCAGGACAATTTTTGAAGAAGGTTGGAGTGAGATCGATCATCGATTGAGATATCCATCCCAGTTAGAGAATCAATTGTTAAATAACCAGTTGCTAGTGCTTAATCGATTAGCCGGCAATGCTGATGAAATGGTTAATACAATTATTGAAACAATTAGTACAATAGCCTATATAAGAAAAGAAAAGGAAGACCAAGAAGGACTTATTGAAGATTTAAAAAGTAAATTGGAAAGCTTAAATACTGACGTTGGCGCAGAGAAATTACAGCCTCTTAGTGATAGTATAAGAAAGCTAGAGGAGACAAATAATAGCTATAATTTGAATGGACTAAGAAGCTTAGGTGAAGCAGTTAGTAATCTAAGTCAAATAAGTCAATTAAAGATACAACCAATAGATCCTGTGTTACTCAATGCCTTAAAAAATAATGTAATAGCACTTGGTATTGCAAAAAATAGCGATAGGGATAAATAGGGTACCTTTTTGGGTACCTTTTTTTGTATTCAATTTTTATAAGATTATCTCAGGAAGTAATTCCTGGGAGAAGCGCCTTTCCCTTATCAAGACGTACTCGAGTGTATCGAATGACTAAGAAGGTTGTAGCTGGTTTAACAGGGGAGCAACTGGAGTCTAGCAGTATTGCGCACGATAGCTACGGGACGAATGAAGGTGAAAATCCTTTGTTGTGGACGGTGCTTCAATGACCATCGACTTTATTAATCCTTAGCTATTCCTCTGGGGTGATTAAGCGAGTCGGATAACCAATTTTAATAAGCTATTAGCGTAAGGAGATGGTAATAATTAAATTAATCGTTCCTAGACTCATAGGAGCGTTTTTCTATTTTAATGAACAAATACTCTAGTTAGTTATTAAAATCAAAATTTAGGCTATTTTTGTAAGTCTAAAAGATCATCTATGAACTGACACCAAGGAGAAATTAAATAAGGTTAGGAAAGAGAAATTATCGAAACATGATTTAAGGGAGTTAATGGGTACCAACAGGGATACTTATAAAAGGCATAATGGGGCGATTAGGAGGAAATAGACACCTCCAAAGTGAAAGTGTCTACTGGTTATTAGCCTTTTGGTGGGAATGGATCATTACCGTAACTGTCACGATCTCTTATTTTACCGTTTGGTCTATGAATCAATAATTCGGATCCTTGATTTTTGGCGATGTATCTTCCGGCATCAATAGCTTGTTTTTGTGTTTCATGGCGTGATGTTGCTTTAGAATTCCCAGCACCTTTTTCTTGCCATCCTCCATCAGGGATGAGGAGTTACGTGTTGATTCGGCATAATTTCCACCTCCTTCTATTTACAATATTCGGTAACGTTTTAGCATATCCTTCCTAGTTTTTAAATATATTTTTGGAGAATTGTCATTATTTGTCGATAAAGAAAGATTGTCTATTTCTTAAATTTTTATGATACTTAATAAGTACAAGTTTAACTGTCTATTATTATTATTAAAATTATCTTTAAATTTATTTTATGCTGTTAAGCCAATGGAATGCAGTTTTAGAGAAATTATTCCAAATTAATAGTATAATGGGCATAGCAAATCTAAAGGTGTGATTGTAGTTATGGGAGTTTGTGAATACATAGAAGCAAAATATTGTAATTATGAGGAGACAAAATTGAAAGGAAACTATTTAAGAACATTTTTTTGTTCAGACAAAAAAACTTATGTAGTGAAATTTCTCAATTCAGCAATGGGTAAAAGAATATTGCCAAATGAATATATAAGTGGGTTGTTAGCTAGTCATTTAAAGTTACCATGTCATTCAATAAAATTAATAGAAATAGATAGCTATTTAATAGAGGGAAATGACGAGCTATCTATATTTAAAGCTGGAACTCATGTAGGGATTGAATATGATTTTAATTCCAATGTTTTAACTCCTTGGAGAGTAGGGAAAATAACTAACATTGAAGATATTATAAAAATTTTTGTCTTTGATCAATGGATTTATAATTTAGACAGAGGATCTGAATATAGCAATCTATTGATTTCTGATAGGGAAGGCATTTTATCTATTATAGATCATAGTGAGGCATTTGGTTGGAGAAAATGGGAAATCCAGAATCTGTTAGAATCAATTAATGAAGCGATTTCCTTTACTAAGAGTGATGGAGTATACTCCAGCTTATCTACTTTAACACAAGAAAGTACAATTTTAGATGATGTAAATAAATTTATTAATCAGATTAAAGGAGTTCCGTATCAAGTTATAGAAGATATAGTTAAATCTATGCCAAGTGAATGGGGTATAACTAGTGAAGAAGAAAACCACATCATTGATTATTTAGTGAATAGGCAAAATTCTATAGGGAATTTGATGAAAATGAAGAATAGTTTACTAATAGGGGTGGGGTGATTTTATGGAAAAAGGACTTTTTTGTACTATTGAGTATTTAGATAGCCCAATAAGAAATGAACACATTAATATTGGTATCATCATTTATTCATTAGCAAAAAATAAAATATACATTAAAATTAATCAAGAAGAGGCAATTAAGAAAATAGTCAACTTTTACCCTTTCGCTAAAATTGACAGTATTATATCCATGATGGATGATTTAATGCAGGCAATTGATTTCATAAATGCAGAAAAAAATATTAACAATAAAATAAATGAATTAAAAATTACATTTAAGAATAATTTAAGGGTTAGTAAAGAAAAGAAATATATGATTGAGGAACTCACAGAAGATATCCATAGTCTATATGAACAACAGGTTTGTAATTATGAAGACATTATTAAGTGGGATGAGATAGCAAATCAAAGAGTTCAAAAATCAACTATTTCTCTTGATAGTAATGTATATGCTGAATTAAAAGAAAATTTATCTTCTCATATTAATGAAAGCAATAGGTATGAAAATTTAGTAAAAGATTTAGTGCAAAAAACAGTTTATGAAAGTTTAGGAAGCAAGAATGAATTAGTTGAGAGATATTTATTGAATTCAGATGAAGTGTTAAAATATAACGAAGAGTATCTCCTATATAGTGCCACTACTAATACTCTAATTGATTCTATGAATAACAGATTTAAACAAAATTTTGTACCGAAAAGAAATGTAATTGGAGAATATATTAATCTTCACATGAAAAAGCAAAATTTTGATGAGGCAATGAATGTAAAGTTAGATAAGACAGAAAGCTTTTTCCAGCAAAAAAGAGAAGTATATGTATAAATATGGCGGTGTATTATTATGAATGAAAATAGCTTAATAAATAATAGTGATTTAACAGTTGAAGGTTTTTATGAATTTAAATCAAAGGTATTAGACAAGCCTGGCGAGATGGATAGTATTTCTAATAAACTTACAGATACAATACAGAGTGAAGACTATCTTGAGGTTCTTGATTTTTTCTTTAGCCACTATTTTCCTGAGAAATATGGTAAAGAAGCAGCTAATTTTTTATTTAATTTATTAGCAAATACTAAAGAAACAATGAAAAAACTTATAGAAGCAAAAATCTTAGACAAAATTGATAAAATAGAATTAGATCTATTAGCCTTCAAACACAATAAATTGATTAGTAAAATTTCTTCACAATTTGAACATCCATATAGTTTAATGAGTACTTCTGGTACTACTAATGGCGAGGGTGAATATTTATTATTTTTCAAACGTGTAGATGGAACATCTTTTAATTTATTTTTAGATAACTCTCAATCTTATAGATTAATAAATAATATTATTGAAATTACATTGGATGACTCGGAGTTAGGCAATGCAGATGAGGAAATAGTAAGACGATTCTTATCAGTTTCCAAAAAGGCTATAGCTGCGTTTGAAAAAAAAAGTGATGAATAATTTATAATGTTAACATAATTTTTAGTTTGTTATTAAAAGGATAGTCAATAAATATTGAGAATAAAGGCATCCGTAAAGGGTGCTTTTTTCTATGTTAATACTAAATGGTATATTGGGAATCCGTATTCTAATTTGCGATAACCGGTTTTGTAAAAATAAAAAAGACCCCAAAAAGGGTCAAATAGTTTTCTTCATTCCACAGCGGCGGCATTCACGTAAGAAAACATAATTTTTAACAGAACTCTTAAATTGAGCATTGTCGCAGTTGTCACAGATTCCAGCCTGTTTATCTGGGTAAGCTTTATAATCATAAATGATTGATGTGTCGTAACCTTTGTATTTTTCTTCTGACATAGTTATTCACCTTGAATCTATAATTTAGTTTCACAGAAGATAATTATACAACGATGTTGATAAATAGATATAGCGTTTTTTTGTCAGTATTTGGTGAACGATAGGGAATTGTGGACATACTTCATTTCTTTGATAATTAGGAGGAAGGGAGGTAGATTAATGAACTTAACAGATAGTATAGGGTTGGCATTCTTTACAATAATTTTTACATTTTTAACAAATATACTTTTTAAACATTTGCAGGATAAATTTGATTTCATGGCTGACACGAAGAAATTTAAAAGGGATTATTACTTTAAGCAGCTGACAGAATTAAATTTAGAACTGTATGCAATAATAGCTCAGTCTGAATTTCTAAGATATTTTCATGATTTAAAAAATAGGGGAACAATCAAGGAAATTCCTTTTTTGGAATCAAAACAAAATAAAACTGTACAAACAAGAGATATGATTACAGGAGAGATACTTCAACAAACAGAAGAAGTAATTGCAACTTCAATTTCTAAATTTAATAAGATGGAATTAGTGGAGAATATAATAAATAAAAAACAATACGCTTCACAGAAATTAATAAAATTAGCAGTAGCGTATAGATATTGTCATGAATTTTATTTAAAAGATGATATTGTTCCAGAGCAACTTAAAAAGTTTCAAGAAGAAGAATTAAGGTTAATATACGACATTGTTATAACGGTGGTTTCTGAGACAAATGCTAAACTTAAATTTTGTAAGATGGACTATATAGAATCTGAAATAAAAACAGGAACAATGCAGAGTGATGTTTTTGAACCACCAACAATCTAAAGCATTAAAACAAGAGTGTAGTTTTATCTACATTCTTTTTTATTTTGGAGAAAGAAGGGTGATTATGATGATGGACTTCTTTGAACATGTAGCAAATGAATTATCAGAAATGGATAAGGAATATCAGGAACAATCCAAACGAGTGAAACAAGCCATTCAAGAAGGCGAACAGCGTATGAAGGAGAAACAGCAAAGGTTTGAGGAAAGGCGCAGGAACAGAGAAAAACATTTTGCTTTTTTAAGAAACAAGAAAGGGTGAGGGATATGAGTATGATTCAAGGCATTAGATACATTTGCTTAGTATGCAGCAATGAAGAAACAATCAGATGTTCTAAAGAAGATTATAAGGAAATTAACGTCTGTCCTAATTGTAAAGGTGCTTTGGTGGATATATTCAAGGCTGCACAGTATAGAAAAGAAAATAGAATTAACGCTGATAAGAAACCTTTATTACAAATAACATTGGATGAAGAAAATGGAGTTCCAAAAGTATTTTACAAAGGGGAAGAGATTAAACTCAACCGAGAGATATCATTTCATTGGGAAACATCTACTGACAATTATGTTGGCGGACTAACCTATGTAATTGAACACGCTGAACCTAATCTTATTAAGAACAGAATCGAACGCAGAGTGAAGGGTCATGCATGTGATTGAATACAAAACTATTTGATAAGGAGGAATTAAGGTGGTTTCAGTTACAGTCGAACACGATAGAAGAAATTTTGTTTCCTACAAAAAAATTAAGGTATTAGGAATTTTAATATACAAGAGAACAGAAGGGAGAGTTAAATATGATAGTTAAAACAAGAAAAACGATAAGTGGAACTGAATATTGGGATGCAAAGAATAAAAAGGTGCTCGTTGTGCCAAATGGACAAGAACCACCATTTGAAGTAACAGAGAATACTAAGTCTATGATTTTGGGTGTAGATATTGCTAAAGGTAGAGACAAAACAATAATCGATGAAGTAGTAGTTAATCAACCAGATATTAATCTTGACAAAATGAAGGTTGAGCAGCTACTAGAATATGCAAAAGAAAACAATATCGAAGTGCCTGGAAACATGAAGAAAGAAGATACTATTCGTAAGCATATTGAGGAAGCTCTAAAAGCAAATGATGGCGAATGAAATATTGCGACTTTAATGGTTGCACAAATAAGATAAATCGCGGATCGTATTGTGATGAACATAAGAGATCTAAGGCATCCATTAAGAAAATGCAGAATAAGAAAACCATATACCATAACCAAAACAAACCATTCTACAATTCGAAAGAATGGAAGCACATGAGGTCATTCGTATACGAACGAGAACATGGTTGTTGTCAAAAGTGTGGAAGATTTGTATTTGGTAAACATGCGCAAGTCCATCATATTGTCACCATAAAAAAGAATCCATTATTAAAACTTGATCCAAATAATTTAATGCTACTTTGTCCGAAATGCCATATGATTGTGGAAAAGGAAGAGAGTCATAAAGAAGTATATCCGATTTATTTTAAAGCCCCCCCTTCCAGAAATTAATTTTTTTGCTTAAGGAAGACCGGTGAGAGTGGTGTAAAGCGTATCGTTGGATTAAAATTTTGAAAAATAAAGGGGGGGTGTGAATATTGGCTACCAAAAAAGAACGAGAAAAAATAGTTGCTGCTAAAGTTGAAGCGGAAAAAAATCGGATATTGAAAATCATGAGGGATGCAGATATTTACACCCTCACTTTGGATCCGTTGATAGAATCTTATCTTGATATTTTTGAAATCTATACAACAATGCATTTGCAGTGGAAAGAGAAAGGATTCCCAGCAACACAACGTCACACCAATAAAGCGGGAGCCACAAATAATTCGAAGCATCCATTGGCACATCAAGTAGAAACATGGTCTGAAAAGAAGACGAAAGCTTTGGATATGCTTGGTCTAACTAACAAATCAAAATCAGGTAAAGCTGTTACTGGTGGTTCTTCTGTAAAAACAAGTGAAGAAATAAAAAAGCCAGCAGTTCAACCTAAAGACGAATTAACAGCACATAGAAATAAGTGGAGAACAAAGCCTAATCATTGATATAATTTATAAAAATGATTAGGAGGATTTTGCATGGCTCATATTTCTTCAGAACAGGTACAAATATTGTCAACAATAATTGGACTTGTTGTTTCGATTGTGGCAGTAGTTATTTCAATATTGTCATTAAAACAGACTCAACAATCAATAGAAGAGGCAAATCGACCATACGTTGTTGTTTACAAAGACTATATTCAAGTTTTAAGTACTGTGCATGAATATATAGTTGTTAAAAATTTTGGCAATAGTGGTGCTGTTATTGATTCACTAGAATTCAACCCGGAATTTCTAGTAAGAGATAAGAATGTATTTGGTAATATTGGAAACTCGTTTATTGCTCCAGGACAATCGATTTCTACTGCGGTATCACATAATGTATTTGCGGGAGATAGAAGTGGTATTACAGAGGTAACTATAAAATATCATTCTGGTAAGAAACATTTTAAAGAAGTAATTAAATTAAACGAAGAAATCGTAAAAGATTTTCTATTTATGAAGGCTAATCCTTCATCCAATAAATCATTAGAAGAAATTATTACTAAAGCAACAGAAGAAGTATTAAGAAGAAATCTTTAAATATTTAATACATAGTCACACATTGGTGTGGCTTTATTTTTTGTGGAGGTGGCGGTTTATGTGATAGAACGTGGAGTAAATTATGCAGATATATTCGCTAAGAAAGTAAGAAAAAACCCTAAGAAGTTTCCCAACACTATCAAGTTAATGGTGGATCGTTGGTATAAGTGGAAAAAGCGAAAAGATATTTGGTTTGATGTAGACCGAGCAAATGAAATGATGGATTGGGTTGAAACCTTTGTCCGGCACACAAAGGGAAGTCTTGCTGGACAGCCGTTTATTTTAGAAGACTGGGAGAAATTTGCTTATTCTTGGATTTATGGATGGGTACATTATAACGAAGCTGGTAAAGTAGTTCGTGTTACTAGAGAGTCTTATATTCAAATTCCTAAAAAGAATGGTAAGACATTACTTGCGGTTGGTGCTCTTGGATACTCCATGTATGGTGAAGGTGTTCTTAGTGCGGATTGTTATTGTTGTGCTAGTGATTTTAGCCAAGCGCAATTTGCAGCTAAACCATTCGCAGCCACCATTCTTAATCATGATGCTTTACTGAATGTTTCTCAGATATATAAAGGACCAAAAGGGACAATATCAAGTGTTACGTATGATTACATTCACAACGATTTAGCGTACACCAACACATTCATTGTAATGAGTAAGAATATTGATTCCATTGAAGGTTCCAATCCGCACTTTGTACTTAATGATGAGTTACATAAACAAGAAAACATGGAGCAGTATGATAATTTTAAGTCTGCTCAGATTTCTCGTGACGAACCTATCATGTTTAACATATCTACTGCTGGTAAAGATTCATCTAGTGTAGGAATGCGCGTGTATCGTGAAGCAAAAGAAGTTCTGAAGAATGACGATAATGATGCAAGCTTTGTTATGATCTATGAACCTAACAAGAATTACGATTGGACTGACCGTAAAGTGTGGGAAATGGTCAATCCTAATATTGGCGTTTCAGTAACAATGAGCGCTTTAGAGACCGAATTTATTTCAGCTTCACGATCAGCGCATAAAAAGGCAGAGTTTCTGGCCAAGCATTTGAATGTTTTTGTAAATGGAGCAGATAATTTCTTTGAACAAGACCAGGTTGCTCACGTACTTGTGGATGATCTAGGAGACTTAACAGGAGAAACATGTTATATCGGATTGGATTTATCAAAAACAACTGATCTAACCTGTGTGAATCTTAATTTCCCAACCTATGACGAGGAAGGGAAGGCTATTCTAAAAGTAAAACAGATGTACTTTATTCCTAATGCTGATATTGAATTCAGAGAGAAAGAGGATAACGTTCCTTACACAGAACTTGTTAATCAAGGATTTGTCCAATTTTGTGATGGGAAGATGATCGACCAAGATCAGGTCCTTGATTATATTAAAGAGTGCATGGATTTATATGATGTTCGCCAATTGAACTATGACCCGGCAATGTCTCATAAGCTTATTGAGAAGTGTGAGAATCTTGGTTTGGAATGTATTGTGGTGAATCAATATCCGAAAGTAATGAATGCTATGATTGATGATGCTGAACGATTGATTTATGAAAAAAGATTATATACAGACAACCCATTATTTATATATTGCGCATTAAATTTAGTGGTTGTTACAAATATGAATGGAATGAAAGGTCCTTCCAAGCGGCAATCCAAAAAGAAAATTGATGGATATGTCGCTTTTTTGGTAGCTCATAAAGAAACCATGATGGTCATGGATGATGTGAGTGAAGAAGGTATGGATGAATTGATTAGTGATATTTATAGATAGGGGGGGTGAGAGAATTTGGGATTAAGGGATAGGTTTTCAAATTATCTATATAAACAAGCAGAAAAGCGTGGGTGGACAGAAGATATATATTCAAGATCCATTCGCTACGGTGGACGATACGTCAATGATGAGAGTATTTTAGAGTCAAGTGATGTTTATGAACTAATGCAAGATATTAGCAACCAAATTATGCTGTCTGAGTTTGTTGTGGAAGACGAGACGGGCAAAGAGATTAAAGACCATTGGGCATTAAAAACCCTTCAGAATCCTAATAATTATTTAACAGGATCTGAGTTTAAGAAACTCATGACCAATACCTATCTATTGCAAGGTGAGGTCTTTCCGATATTGGATGGAAATCAATTGCACCTTGCTGCCAATGTTTATACAGAGTTAGATGATAGGCTTATAGAGCATTTCACTATAGGTGGAGCAGAGATTCCAAGTTTCATGATTCGGCATATAAAAAACATTGGAACTAATCACCTTAATGGTGTTGGATTGATGCAATTAGGTAAAGAAACGTTAGAAGGTGTCTTAAGCGCAGAAAAGGTACTTACAGACAAATATAAAAAAGGTGGACTCTTAGCCTTTCTTTTAGGATTGGATGCTCATATTAACCCACAGAACGCCGCACAATCGAAATTAATCAAAGCGATACTTGATCAATTGGAACAAATCGATGAATCGCGTTCAGTAAAAATGATTCCTTTAGGGAAAGGTTATAAGATAGACACACTTAAAAGCCCAATAGAAGATGAAAAAACACTTGCCTATCTTAACGTCTATAAAAAGGATTTAGGTAAATTCTTGGGGATAAACGTGGACACATACACGGCGTTAATTAAATCTGACTTAGAAAAAGCTATGATGTACCTACACAACAAAGCAGCAAAACCGATAATGAGAAATTTCGAAGACCATCTGAGTCTTCTTTTTTTTGGCCGTGATTCTAAATTAAGAATAAAAATTAAGATTAATATTCTTGATTTTGTAAGTTATAGTACCAAAACAAATATTGGATACAACATTGTTCGTACTGGTATTACGTCACCGGATAATGTTGCAGAAATGCTTGGTTTTCCAAAGCAAAATACACCAGAAACCCAAGCTATTTATATATCAAATGATCTCTCGAAAATTGGGGAGAAGAAAGCTACCGATGATAGCTTGAAGGGAGGTGATGGAAATGATAAAAAAGAAGGAAATGAGAACATTTGACATCACCAAGTTAAAGACTAGAGACGCAACAGAAGCAGAGCCGTCAATGATTACAGGTTATGCTGCTGTATTCAATTCAAAAACTAATATTGGTGGATGGTTTGAGGAAATCATTGAGCCAGGAGCGTTTTCTCGTTCTCTATCTGAAAATGGAGATGTTAGAGCTTTGTTTAATCACAATTGGGATAAGGTTCTTGGTCGAACTAAAAGTGGCACATTGAGATTAGAAGAGGATTCAAGAGGATTAAAATTCGAAATTGATGTTCCTAATACTTCTGCTGGTCGAGATTTAGCAGAAAGTATGGATAGACGTGATATTGATCAATGTTCTTTTGGTTTTTGGATCACAGAGGAAACTTGGGATTACTCAGTAGAACCAGCATTAAGAACTATTCATGAAGTTGAACTTTATGAAATTTCCGTAGTATCCATTCCAGCTTATGAAGATACAGAAGCTTCATTGGTACGAAGTAAAGAGATTGCTAAAGAAGTAGAACAACGAATGAAAATATTAAAACAAATTAAAGGGGTTTTGGATAATGAAAACTAGAAAACTATTACTCGAATTACAGAAACGTAACAACCAACGACTTACTGAATTACGCACCAAGTTAGAAAAGAATGAAGTTCGAGCTGAAGACTTAGAAACGATTCAAAAAGAAGTGCAAGAGTTAGCAGATACAGCTAAAGAAATCGCAGATGAGTTAGCAAATCTTGATGAGGACGGTGAAGAAGGAGAGGGTTCTTTTGGTGAGGATGGCGCTGATACTAACAACGAAGAAAATCGCGATGGTGAAGCTGGTTCTGATGGTTCAGAAGGAGAGGAGCAATCTGAAGGAGAGGGTCAAGAAGGTGATAATGGGGATGGAGAGAGAAACGCAAGCATATCTCTAGAACAACGTAATGCTGCAATGTCCCAAATTGGCAAGGCCCTTTCGACTCGTGGTTCTAAGTCAACAAAGAGAAAAGAAAAAGAAATTCGTACTGCATTTGCTAACTTTGTAGTTGGTAAAATTAATGAAGCGGAAGCACGTTCGCTTGGAATTGAAGCAGGTAACGGCTCCGTAACTATCCCGGAAGTAATTGCTTCTGAAATCATTACTTATGCACAAGAAGAGAACTTATTACGTAAATACGGTTCTGTTCATAGAACTAAAGGTAATGTGAAGTACCCTGTTCTTGTTAAAAAGGCTGCAGCTAATGTAAATAAGAAGGAGCGTACACAAGAAATTACTGAAACAGAAATCGAATTTGATGAAATCCTTCTGGATCCAGCAGAATTTGATGCTTTGGCAACAGTTACCAAGAAATTAATGAAAATGTCTGGTGTCAACATTGAAGAAATTGTTGTGGAAGAATTGAAAAAAGCTTATGTAGAAAAAGAGACTAACTACATGTTTAATGGTGATGACCCAGGTAACGTAAACCCTGGTGCTCTTGCTAAAAAGGCTGTTCCTTTTTATGAAACTGAAAAGGTTGATTTAGAAGCAGGTGGTTTAGCTTCAAAATTGTATCAACAACTAGTTAAATTCAAAGGACAACCAGTTACTGCTGTCTTAAAGAAATCTATGTGGATTGTTAACCGTGCAGCGTTTACAGCTTTAGAAGGATTAGTTGATGCAAATGGACGCCCATTACTTTATGAAGCACCAGATGGAATGGGTTATCGTTTATTAGGTCATAAATTAGACTTTACAGATGCAGCAAACACTAATGACCCAGCTGTTCCAGTTTTCTATTTTGGTGATTTTGCATCATTCCATATTCAAGATGTTATTGGGGCAATGGAGTTGCAAAAATTAATTGAGAAATATAGCGGAACAAACAAAATCGGATTCCAAGTATACAACTTGTTAGATGGTCAGCTAATCTATTCTCCACTAGAACCTACTGCATATCGTTATGAAGTCGGAGCAACTGCACCAACAGAAGGATAATTCTTATGGATGAAGAACTTATTAAAAAATTGAAGAATCATATATATTGGGATGAGGGCATGGATGAGTCTATGCTCTCTTTTTATTTGGAGCAAGCTAAAACATATGTCAAAAATGCGACAGGTAAACAAACCGAATACCTAATAATTATGGTAGCGGGCATTTTTTATGAATATAGAGTAGCTGAAAAGGAACTAGGTGAGGCACTGAATGCTCTTACTCCTTTTTTTGTCCAGGAGGTATTTGCTGATGCCGAAGAGACTGATTAATAAGAGCAAATATAAAGTTACTTTCTATGAGTATGCAGCGAAGGATGGTCCTGATCCTGGTGAAAAAGTCAAAACCATACTATATGAATCTTGGGGATATATTGAGGAAGTTTGGGCTAAGGATTTAGAATTAGCTAAGGCAACCGGAACTTTGAATGATCTTACTATCAAAATTCGCGATCCAAGAGGGGCTTATCAACCAACGAATAAACATTATCTATCTATTAATGCACCAATTTATAAAGATACACATTTCAATATTAAAAATGTTGCTCCTGATTTAAGGAATAGAAGAGAAATAAGAATTGTTGCAGAGGTAACAACATGAGTGTAAACATCAGAGGGAACAGTCAATTACTTAGGGAAATACAAAGCCGATTAGGAGAACAAAGAATCCAACAGATTAGTGATAGAGCATTATTAGCTGGTGCAAGGGTATTTGTTGAAGAACTTAAACGTCAATTCGCTACTTTTAAAGATCAGGGTTACTCATTAGAAGAAATCACTATTTCTGAACCAACTGGAAAAGCAGGACAAAGAACAGTGAAAATACACTGGCGTGGTCCACATAATCGCTATAGAATCATCCATTTGAATGAGTGGGGAACTGTTAATAATCCTAATCCAAGAGGTAAAGGGGCCATTGCAAGAACAATGCGGAATGCAGAGAATGCGTACCGGGAAACCGTCAAGCGGGAGTTAAGGAGGGGAATTTAATGTTAGATTACATGTATTCTCTTCTTATTGCGGATGAAGTTATTAAAGAATATGTAGGCAACCGTATTAAGTTTTATAAATATCCGGAAACTGGAGATTTTAGCGGCACCTATATAGTATTTGATCCTATTGACTCCGATAGGATAGGTGATTATGCAGACAACATATATTTAAGTGAAGACAGCTTGATACAAGTTGATATCTGGTCAGAAAACCGCAAAACAAGGGATTTGGTCGCTAAAAGGATAAGAAAGATCTTAGTAGATGAAAATGGTTTCTCGGAAACCAATGGACCTGATGAATGGGACAAAGCTACAGGAGTTTTTCGAGTTGCAAGACGTTATGGTAAGAAAGTTTACCGAGAAGATTTTAATAATTTATAGGAGTGATTAGTGTGCCGAAAGAGAAAGTATACAGAGCATCTACTGGTGTAGATGAATTTTACTATGGAGAAGTAGGAGAAGGCATTGTTGCAGCATACATTGAACGAGTGAAGTTCTTACAAACAATTAACGTAGAAATGCCACAAGAAATTGTTCGTGCTCGTGGAGATAACAAAACAGCCGAGATGGCTGTATCTAGCGGAGATGTTTCGGTAACATCAGGATTCCATAAAATACCGTTAGAGGACAAGCAACGATTATTAGGACTTGAAGTAGTAGATGGTCTTACTTCAATGGGTAGCGAGGATAATCCTCCATATGTAGCGGTTATCTTTGCAAAAACTTACGAAGATGGTTCTCGTGAATATGTAGGACTACCGAAAGGGTTATTTACTCGTCCAAATATTACGGGTAATACAAAAGGTGAAGGTGTTGAATTCAGCTCAGAAGAAATAGCTGCACAATTTATGGACCGTAAAGTGGATGGATTCACAAAAGATAAATCTGTTATCTTTGCTTATGATCCACCAGGTGAAACTACCGATAGAGACAAGTTATTCATGAAAATTTTCGGGTTACCATATCCAACAGAAACTACAGTACCGGAAGGAGCGTAATCGAATGGCCAAAAAAACAACTGAAAATCAAGAAATCGTAGATGTGAAAAATGAGGAAGAAACAGAAGAAAAGAAATATGATGTTGTTTTTGATTTTAAAGACTTAAAGGATAATGACAGAATTTATATTAAGGATGACCCTTATCCGGCAGAAGGAGCTAAAAAACCAACTCCCGAAAGAATTAAAGAATTGTCATCCACAAAAAATAAAATGAAGAGAGTACTAATTAAAGAGCGGGATTAATTCCTGTTCTTTTTTTATGGAGGTAATGAAAATGGCTAATTTAAAACGTAATATGATCGAACTAGTTAAAGAAGTAAAAGAAGGCGAAATTGTAACAGAGAAGTTTTTAACACCACCATTTATTCCCTTATCTGTTGTTTATCAAGCAATTGATTTGAATGTAGAATCTATGAAAATGACAGAGGAAAACGAAAAGGAATATGTGGAGAAGCTAGCTGATTTTGTTGTGAACGATATATACAAAAATCAATTCACAAAAGAACAATTAATAAATGGGTTACATGCTCCTGATGCCATAAAAACATTAACCGAACAAGTGATATTTATTACAAGAGGTCGTCAAACTGATGAAACAAAAAAGTACCTGGCGAAGAAAGATTAAGGGACGAGGATTTCTCGCCAGCCAAACAAAAGGAATATTTGGATGAACTCGTCCGGGAGTTAATGAAACAAGGTAAGGACGTTAATGAAATTTTAAATATGCCATACCAATTCGTGATTGATTTAATGGTTGAACAGAATAAACCTAAAAAGCAAAAATCCCTTATCGCTGCTTTCGGTGGTTAGGGGTTTTTTAATTTTGTAAAGAAAGGAGGGGGAATATGGCTGAAAGAATCGAAGGCTTATCGATAGGGTTAGATTTAGATTCCACAGCGCTCAATAGAGGGTTAAAAGGGTTAAAAGATCATTTACGGACAGTTAATAGCGAAATGAAAGCTAATCTTTCTGCTTTTGATCGCGGTGAACGTTCTGTAGCCAAGTATGAAACCATCATTTCAGGGTTAAATCGAAAATTACAGGTTCAAGAATCTGTAACCACTGCTGCTAGACAAGAATACGAAAAAATGGTTCGAGAGCATGGAGAAGGATCACGAGAAGCGGAAAGAGCAGCAAGATCTTATAACAATGAAGTAGCTGCACTGAATACTTTGCAAAGACGGTTACAAAATACTCAAAGAGAACTAGCTGACTTCAGAGAAGAACAACGACAAGCGGAATCAGGATTCACAAGATTAGGTACTAGAATTTCTAATACTGGTGAATCATTAACCAAGTTCGGAGATAAAGCTAAAAGCGCAGGTACAAGTCTTACTGCTAGCTTAACTGCTCCTATAGCAGGTTTTGGAATAGCAGCGGGGAAATCTGCACTTGAATTCGATAAAGCTTCTGGAAATATCCAAGCTGACTTAGGGATTACTGAAAAGCAAGCAGAAAAGCTTAATAATGTTGCAAAAGAACTGTGGAAGGACGGATTCGGAGATTCGATTGAAGGTGTTTCAACTAAAGTAGCTGGCGTTACAAAGGCTTTAGGTGATTTAAGTAAAGTAGATTTATCTTATGTAACTAAAGGATTGGATCTCTTCGAAAAGCGAGGATGGGCCGACCAACAAGAAGCATTAAGAGCTACAAATATTTTAATGAAACAATTTGGAATGTCTGCATCTGATGCAATGGACTATATTACAAGGGGCTTCCAAGATAATTTAGATTATAGCGGGGAATTCCTTGATAGTATTTCCGAGTACTCAACTTATTACGCTGAATTTGGAATGTCTGCAGAAGATATGTTTGCAAAGTTCAAAGCTGGAGCTGAAAGTGGAGCGTTTCAGTTAGATAAAATTGGGGATGCAATGAAGGAATTCACTCTCCGTGCGAAAGATGGTTCTAAGAGCAGTACAGAGGCATATAAAGCACTTGGATTAAATGCGAAGGAAATGACTAAGCAGTTTAATAAAGGCGGAGAGGATGCCAAGAAAGCATTCGCTAAGGTTGTTAAAGCTATTAAGAATACCAAAGATGAAGGAGAACGGAACGCTGCTGCTGTAGGGCTATTTGGTACCCAATACGAAGATTTAGGCGGAAAAGCTTTTGATGCAATGTTAAGTGCAAGCAAAGGCTTAAAGAATGTGGAAGGAGCTACAAAAAAGGCAAGTGATGCTCTTCAAGATAATCTTGGTGCTCGCGCTACAAAAGTTTGGCGAGATTTTGTTGCTGATATGGAACCAGTTGGCGAAACAATGCTGGATATCGCAGAAGATGTTCTACCGAAAGTTGCTAATACAGTAGACAAGGTTACTAGTGCTTTTGCTGAACTTTCACCAGAAGGACAAAAAACTATTCTTGCTATCGCTGGAATTGCCGCTGCATCTGGACCAGCGATGGTTGCAATTGGTGGTCTTTCTACTGGTATAGGCGGGCTTATGAAGGCAGGAGGAGGATTGGTAAGTCTTCTTGGAAAAGATGGAGGTGCAGGATTACTCGGAAAAATCGGCATGCTAGGACCATTAGCGACAAATCCCGTAGGTCTTGCTATTGCAGGAGCTGGGGCATTAGCATTAGGTATATACGCGGTTTCAGAAGCTAGTAAGGAAAGCACCCAAAGGATCGCCGAATCTATTGAATCTCGACAAAAGGAAATTGATTCTACAGATAAACTTATTTCACAATATGAAAGGTTACAAAAAAAGAATCAATTATCAACAGATGAAACATTACGCTACATGGATATTGTGGATGAGTTAAAAAACACCAAAGGTGAAGATGCTATCAAAGCATTATCTGATGAGCAAAGCAGATTGCTTGAAAAATCAGGACTCACCAACAAAGAAATGCAAGAATTCTTAGGGCTAAATGATAAGATCATTGAAAAATCTCCATCGGCAGCCAAGGCAATTTCTAAACAGGGTAATGCTTATGCTGGTACACTTGATGAGTTGAAAAAATTAACTGCTGCAGAGAGAGAAAGACTATCTCATGATACTTATGAAGCTGTAAGAAAAGAAAGCGAAAAACAAACTGATAATCTTATCAAGCAACTTAAATTACAAAACGATATTAGGGATCAAGAGCAACAAAGAGATCAAGTTAATAAGCAAATTTTAGCTAATAATGCTCGTCAAGAAGAAATTGACTTAGAATTAGTTCGTTTAGGACAAGAAAAACATAAGGGTAATATTGCTCAACGACAAGAAATTGATAATAAAATCAAGTTATTAGAAACAGAGCGCAGTGAACTAAATAAACAGAATACTATGAATGAAATTAATCTAGGACAAATTGAAAATCAGATTAAAAAGAAACAAAATTCTCTTAATAAAACAAATGATGAACTTAAAGCATTTGATAAGTTATTGGATGACTATGCACAACAAGTTTTATACCAACAAGGTATTGTTTCTGAAAAAGGAAAAGCTAATGAAGCTCTAAGGAAAGAACAAAAAGAAATTGATACAGCAAGAGCGAAATTAAAAGAACAGTTTGCCCAACAAAAAATCGGTCTTAATGAATATCAACGTCAAAACTCAGCGCTTAATGAGCAACAAAACAAGATCGATGCTGCCAAAAAGAAACTTGCCGAAATGAATAAAGTAGCAGGTAAAACAGTTTATAAAAATGTAAAAGTATCAACTTCACCTACTATTCAAAATCTTAATCGAGAACTTTCAAGTAATGTAGGAAAAAAAGTAACAATCTTTACAGCATTGGATGGTAATTACAGAAGTTTATCTGATCCAACTGCAAAAACCGTTAATATTCGTACTGTTGGTGGATATCACGCTGAACCTGGATATGCAACCGGTACTCCTTCAACAGGTCATCCGGGCGGTCCTGCAATTGTAGGTGAGGAAGGTCCTGAATTAGGTTTTATACCTGGAAAAGGAATGACGTTACTCGGAACAAAAGGTGCAGAATTTCATCCTAATCTTCCGCGAGGGACAGCTGTTCTTCCTAATAAGCAAACAGAAAGCATTCTCAAAAGTTATGGTTTCCCCGGATATGCTAATGGGATAGGAGATATCTTTAAATCTGTTTCTAACAATCCGGTTAAAACCGATTCAATGAAACTATTAGCGTTAGCGGGCAAACAAATTAAAGAGAGTAAACGTCCTAATCAATTATCGAGTGTGAATGTTAATAACAGTAATGACAATAGCTTAATACAAGCCATATCGGAGCAAAATACTCATTTGCAACAAAGTTTGAGCTTGTTAATGAGAATCGCTTTAGCTATTGAATCTGGGCAAAGTATACAAATTGGTGGAAAAGAAATAGCGAAGGTAACAGCAAAAGATACAGATAAGTTTTTGAATGGAATTTCTGATAGAAGAAGAGCAGCGTGGGGTGGATGAGAATGAAATTAAATGCTTCTAAAGTGAAAATAAATAGTGTTTATACAGAGGAATATAATATCCATCCCAAAAACAGAATTGAAATTCCAACTCCTGAACAGGACATAGAGTATAAAGAAATCAAGGGTAGGAATGGATCACTTACAAGGAAATATGGATTTAAGGATATTCCTTTACCAGTTCATTTTACGATTCGTGAAGAATCATTTAAAAAGGCTTTTCGAAAAGCGAAAATGTATCTATTTAATGCTAAAAAACTTTCGTTTGATGATGACGATGAAGTTCATTATAAAGTGAAAAGTGTTCAAATCGAAACTGCAGAAAATCTGGTTGAAAGGTTCGGGGAATTTACTGTCATATTTACATTGGATCCTTTCCAATATGAGACTAACCCTATCCAAACAATTACGGGCCCAACTACTTTAAACAACCAAGGATATGAATCTGAACCATATATAAAGGCTCATGTAACGGGAACAGGAAAGGTATATATTGGGGAACAGGTAATTACAATCAAAGATGTAAATGGAACAATTGAAATAGATTCCACTATGATGAATGCTTATAGAAATGAAAATGGATTAATCACCAATCTAAACAATAAAATGATTGGTGATTTTCCTGTTTTAGTGAGTGGAAGTAATGTAATTAAATTTGATGGAGACATAACTAAGCTTGAAATTAACCCAAGATGGAGGTGGATATGATGGAAAAAAGAATGAAAGAATTAGAAGTAAAACTTTCAAATTTAGAAAGTGCAATCACTACTCTCGAACAAACAATGTCATCTTTAATCAATCAAAAGGTGAGCAAGAACGAAATTGTTAATGCCATAAATATATCAACTGAAGGGATAAGAATTAAAGGGGATAAAATTCAGATTGACAAGAACACATTACGAGACTTATAGAGTCTATCAAATACCTTTTATTTTGTGAGAAAGGAGGTAACCAATGTTTCCTATTTTATATAAATCAGATGAAACTGATTTTCTCCACAATGGGTTAGGTGTCTTAAAAGATGCTATAAGCGTGAAAGCTACAGAAGAACTAAATGGATTATTTGAATTAGAAATTGAATACGACCCAGAAGGTTTTCTTATCGATGAAATAGATTATGAGATGATTGTTAAAGCAAAGGTTAATGATAAACAGGATGAGCAATTATTCCGTATTTATGGCTTTGATAAGAGCTTTCAAAACGATAATATTTTGATACATTGTCAGCATATTACATATGATGCAGCTGGCAACTTTGTAGAAGAATTAGAGTTAAATAATGTCACGACTGATATAGCAATGCAAACACTTCAATCTAAACTTGCTTATCCTTCGAAGATCACCTTTTCTAGTCCTAATAAAACGACTAGATCCAGTACTAAATTATATCGTACTAATCCATTGCAAATGGTGGCTGGAATGGATGGATCTATTTTAGATAATTGGGGTGGTGAAATTGAGCGTGATAACTTCCGCCTTGTAATGCACGCTAGACGTGGAAAAGATGATGGGGTACTCATTGCATATAAAAAGAATTTAACAGGCTTAGAAGCGAAATTTGATATGTCTAATGTAGTAACAAGAATCTTTCCTTTTGTAATCAAAGATGATGCGCTTATCACAATTCCAAATAAGTATATTGATAGTCCTAATATAAACGCCTATGAAACTGTTAAAATACTTCCTATTGATTTCTCAGATGATGAAAATATAACGGATTCCACAAGCCTATATAATGCTTCGAAAAACTATTTTAATAGCGGTGGGAAAGATTTACCGACCGTTACTATGGACGTCGAATTTGAGCCATTATGGGATACAGAAGAGTATAAAGATTTGGCGGTCTTAGAATTAGTTGGGATGGGTGATACCGTCACTGTTCGTCATTCCAAGATGGGTGTGGACGTAACCGCAAAAGTAAATCGCATTGAGTATGACGTTATCGCACAGAAAAATAACGCAGTAGGTATCGGAAGTGTACAGGCTGGTTTAACAGATAAAGTGAATAAATCAGCCAATATGGAAAATGCGGTGAAACAAGCTCTCAATGCAGCTAATCAAGCCGTTATTGCTGCTAATGGTAAAAATACAAATTATTATGGTCCAGATGAACCAATTGGCAATCTTATTGAGGGTGATTTGTGGTTCAGATTAGTTGATAATCAATTTACACAAACTTATCGATTCGATGGGATTCAATGGCAACTCATCGTGGACATGGATGTTAATGTGGCCAAACAAGAAGCAGCCGAAGCTACAGAACGAGCAGAGGATGCTTTTAACAGAGCTAACGAAGCAACCGAAAATGCACAAAAAGCTATTGAAGATGCCCAAATTTCATTTGATAAAGCGCAAGATGCATTGGATACAGCAAGTGCTGTCAATAGTATCGCAGTTGATGCGGTTAATGTGGCCAATACAGCTAAGCAAAATGCACAGAATGCGTTAAATAAAGCTAGTTTGTTAGAGTCCGAAGTGGATTTAATAAGTGAGGATTTGGCAGAAGCAGGCGGTAAGATAACAACCATTGAACAAAATGTGGATACGATTAATAATTCTTTAACTACAACAATTAGAACGCTATCTAATTTAGATGGAGTTGTATCGGAACAGCAAACGATAATTACTGCATTAGACGAAAAAATAGAGTTAAGAGCGACCAAGACAAGTGTTGATACACTCACCGGACGAGTATCGGACACAGAGAGCAATATCAAGTCTATGGCTGGACAGATATCCCTCATGGCTAAAGCAGATGACGTGTACACAAAAGCACAAGTCGACTCTTCTTTGAAAGGAAAAGTCGATACGTCTACTTACACAAGTAAAATGTCTCAAATTGATTTAAGTATCAACGGTATTTCTAATCGTGTTTCATCCACAGAATCAAGTATTAATTCTATTAATAGTAATATAGCTAGTCTTGATATTAAAGCAGATGGAATTATTTCTTCTGTTTCACAAGTTCAGACCAATTTAGATAATTTACAAATCGGTGGAAGGAATTTAATGAAAGATTCCATTGATTTTTCTAAATGGACTAAATTTACTTATGGTGGCGCGAGTGGTACCTGTATAGTAACTAAACTTTCAGAAAAGTTTAAAGGGTATGATGCTTATAATATAACTAAAAACGGTACAGGAACGGATATCGGTATCCAAAAAGGAATAGATCTTGAAATTGGAAAAATATATACTGTGTCTCTTTATTATCGTTTACCACAAGGGGCAAGTTTTGGGACAGGAAACGGACTTCCGTTTTTAGTAAATAGAGCGAACAATAGCGGTAGAGCTCAAAACAGAAACTTCATAGCTGATGGAGAGTGGCATAGAGCTATTTTAACAGCTTCCACTACCGATGCAGGATTTACCATTCGATTAACATTAGGTAATTTCACTTCGATAGATGTTGCCTTAATTCAAGTGGAAGAAGGAAACAAAGCAACTGACTGGACACCAGCACCCGAAGATATGGCAACAGTCATCCAATTTAGCACATTAGAACAAACAGTGAACGGAATCACAACAAGGGTTGGTACTGCGGAAGGTAATATCAGCACATTACAGCAGACATCGAGTAGCTTTGCAACAAGAATAACCGGTGCAGAGGGTGATATCAGTACGCTCACTCAAACAGCACAAGGTCTCCAAAATCGCGTTTCAGATGCAGAAGGAAACATCACCAGTGTTACTCAAATTGCAACAGGACTACAATCACGAATGACCAATGCCGAGGGAAGTATTAACACACTTACTCAAACAGCAAGTAGTTTGACAAGTACCATTTCAAGTGTGCAAAGGGATTTAGATAATCTTGAAATTGGTGGAAGAAATTTAGTTCAAAATGGTAATTTTCAATCTAGTCACGGATGGAGAACTTTTCAGAATGTAGTAAAGATAGACGTAGTGAATGATTCGACATTCGGAAAGGTATTAGAAGCTACAATAGATAGTTCGTCTTCCAGCAGACAACCAGCAGTTGCGCACAATCCAGTAAGTGTAAATGAAGGTGAAATTTATACTTATTCTGTTTGGATAAAAAGAACCACAGCAGGAAATGGAATTGTTGGTATGCTACTTAAATTTAGAAATAGTAGCGGAGAGGAAAGCAATCCTATTGGGGGAGTAACTACTGATTTACAACAAGGTAAATGGTATCGTCTAGTGCAGACATTTACAGTTCCTGTCGGAATGGTATCTGTTTATGGAACACCTCGAATCACTACATCTACGGTATCTACAAAGTTCCAAATAGCTAATGTAAAGCTAGAAAAAGGTAATAAAGCAACCGATTTTACTCCTGCACCAGAGGATATGGCAACCGCATCACAATTTAGTCAACTATCAGATGCTATTAATCTAAGAGTTACAAAAGATGATTTAATGACTCAAATTAACTTAAACCCGCAAGGTATCCTAATACAAGGGAAGAACCTTATTTTAGATGGAAATACTACTGTAAACGGCACCTTTAGAGTAGCTAATGCTAATATCACATCAATTGATGCAGGAAAAATAACTGCAGGCACACTGGATGCCGCGAAAGTAAGTGTTGTAAATCTTAATGCCAGCAACATTAAAACAGGAACATTAAGCGGTGTTAGGATTATTTCAACAGCAAGCGGAGATACAACAGAGATTACAGGGGGAAATATTTCTTCTACGGGTACAATCACTCGAATATTTGGCGCTTCTAGTATAGCGACATATATTTCTACTTTTGACTCTTACAACGGTGTCGTTCGTGTGGGTATCACTAGCAAAAAATCAAATGGCGTAGAAAGGGTAGATTCCGCGGGTGGTAGAGCAACTATGCTTACCGATAAAGGGATTACGACTCAAAGGGCAATTCATTCTGGTTCTTCTGACAAAAACGGTGCTAGATTCATTGACTTTTTCGCTGATGAAACATTAACTTCGGGTGTGCAAGGTTTGGGTATGCACATATTCTCGGGACAAAGCATGAGGATTGAAGCGACCCAAGGAATCACATTAACTCGTGCTGGAAATAGTGATAATGTATTATTCGTTGATGGTGATATGAGGGCAAGGCAAGCATTAGTTAATACCATTCAGTACAATAATGATTTCTCGGGCGTGAATATTTATATCAAACCTTCTGCCACAGGTGAAGTGAGATTTACAGCTGCGAATACTTTGGAAAATTATGTTGATATAAGAGCAAGGCAAGTATTCTCAAATACCCTTCAAAATAATAGTGGTGTTGATGGCGGGAATATGTATATCAAACCTGCCGGAAGCGGAGAATTAAGAGTTACGAGGGAAAATACCTTGGATACTTATCTTGATTTTAGAGCTAGACAAATATTTGCTAACACTCTTCAGAGAAATATTGGAGCAAGCGGCACTAATATTTATATTAAGCCTGCTGGCGGCGGAGAAGTGAGAGCAACGGTAGAAAATACCACAGATTCTTATGTTCCTGTGCGAGCGTCTGGTTTTCCCACTGCTTCCCTTGCTAAATATAAGCAGGATATTAGACCACATACTGATAGTGCATTAGATGTTATCAATAGCGCCACGATTTACGATTACCGATTACGTTTGGAAGTTGCACAAGGAAAGGATAGAGTACGAACTGGTTTAGTAATCGGCGAGAACTATAACACCCCATCATGTGTTATCGATGGAGATGGGGTTGAACAGTACATGATGAGCAGTTTATCTTGGTTCGCTATTCAAGAGTTAGACAAGAAATATAAAGCTTTAGAAGTAGAAAACTTTGCTTTGAAACGCAAAGTAGAAGCATTAGAAAAAGCTGTTTATGCAGCATAAAAATCAAGCTGGCTCATTGAGTCGGCTTTTTATATTGGAGGAAAAGACATGAAAATAGCAATAAAAGTATCTTATTTACCCGCAGCAGTAGAATTTTTATATAACTTAACACTGAAAGGAAAACAATCTCGACATCGTTCTCGCTTTGTTAAAGCTATGCAAGAAAAATGGAAGCAAGTTGTGGAAGAAGAGCAGGACTTGTTAAAAGAATTTGCTGGCGTAGATGAAAATGGAGAGCCAAGGAAAAAGGAGGACGGAAGCTTTGATATTAAAGATGTAAAAGGCTTTAAAGAGCAGCAAAAGGAATTGTTCGATGAAGAGTTTATCCTTGAAGGAGGCAATGCAACTGGTTATTTAAAAACAGTGAAAGAAATTCTATTTGATTTTGACGGGGAAGTCAGCGGGAAAGATGCAGAAGTCTATGATTATCTTTATGAAGTCTTTGAAAATAGCGATGAAAATAAGGAGGAAAAATAATGTTTATAATCGAGATTACAAGTGTAAATATCGCATACAGTAAAGGTGTTGTTAGTGGGGTTAATGTTAATTTTTTTGCAACACATGAGCACCAAACAATCAATTTAAATGGATATATACCTTTAACTTTTGAGGAATATACACCAATCGCAAATGATATTGTTGGACTGCAACAAAAAGTTAGAGAAAAGGTAGTCGCAGGACTAACAGAGACAGAAGTCGAGTAAGGCTTTTTATTTTTGGAAAATAGGGGGAAATGGGAAATGAGTAAATGGGAAATATTTTATAAATATGGAGCAACTTCAGTAGGCGGTTTTGTTGGTTATTTTTTTGGGGGGTGGAGTCCTATTTTAGGCATCTTGTTAACATTCGTAATTTTGGACTATGTATCGGGTATGGCAGCAGGATTTGTGGAAGGTAAGTTAAGTAGCAGGATTGGATTTAAAGCCATTCCGAAAAAAGTAATGATTTTTGTGATTGTTGGAGTAGCACATTTAATAGATCAAGCACTTGGAGATGGAAGCACTCATTTATTTAGAGATGCAGCCATCTTCTTTTATTTATCTAACGAATTATTATCCATCATAGAAAATTCAGGACGTATTGGTTTACCTGTTCCCGAACCTATGCAGCAAGCAGTAGCGGTTTTAAAAGGAAAGTCAGAAGCAACTAAAGTAAAAGAAGTTCAAGACATTGAAGATGAAAAATATTAAATTGGAGGAATGGAAAATGAAACTATCAAACAATGGACTCGCATTGATTAAAAGCTTTGAAGGTATACGATTAACTGCTTATAAAGCTGTCCCTACGGAAGCGCATTGGACAATTGGTTATGGTCATTATGGTCCTGATGTAAAACAAAATATGAAGATTACCCAAGCACAAGCAGACGCCTATCTAAAATCAGATGTTGCACGATTTGAGAAAGCAGTCAATGAAAATGTTAAGGTGCCAATCAATCAGAATCAATTTGATGCGCTTGTATCATTTACTTATAATTGCGGTCCTGGTGCTTTACAACGAAGTGACCTTTTAAAGTTATTGAACCAAGGTAAATATAAAGAAGCAGCTAATCAATTTGATTTATGGAACAAATCTGGTGGTAAAGTATTAGCTGGATTAGTCAAACGTAGAGTGAAAGAAAAAGAGTTGTTTTTAAAGGATTTACCAAAAGAAACAAAAACAGCTTCTAAAAATACAAATGTGAAAACTTATCAAGTGACTAAGCAGCACAACGGATATAGTACAGCTGCAGATGCTAAATCAAAGAAGAATAAAAAGACTACAGTACCGAAGGGTAAATACTATGTCTTTAACGAATCCAAAGGCATGATTAATCTCACAACTAAAAAAGGGGTGCCGGGTAGCTGGATTAATCCTTCTGAAACAACTACCAAAGTATCTAAGCCAGAATATTATGTTGTAAAGAATAACGATAATCTTACTAAGATTGCTAAGAAATATAAAACATCAGTGGGTACCATCTTAAAATTAAATCCAAGTATCAAAAATGAGAATCTTATTTATCCAAAACAAAAAATTAGAGTAAAGTAATCAGCATTATCATCACTCTTCGGATTGGGGAATTTTTACTTATATTATTAATGTGAAGTATTTATTATCTTTAATATTTATAGTAAAATGATTCAGATTATTAAAATTTTTATATTAAGAGGTCTTCGTATGAACCATAATTTGAATCTAAAGTGTGAAGTTTGTAAAAATGTTGTAAGATTAAAAGTTTATGCAGGTTATGTATTGGAAAATCAATTTGCTTTCACATGTCCAGAATGTAGTATAACTATTGATGGATATCTGATTTGGAATGAGAATGTAGAAGGAGAATTTATTAAAGAATTTAAATGTAAGAATGCTAAAATTACAGAGGATGAAAATGAAACTCATATGCTCCAAATTGCTACCGAGTTTTTTACTGATAAGATAAAGCGGTTTGATATGAATGACCCAACAATGTTCTTTTCTCCTTTTATAATGGATACAGTAGAGTTTGATGTTAAACAAAAAAAACAAATGATGGTCCAATATATATCAGATAACTTTGAAAAAAGTTTGACTACATCTTTAAGAATCTGGGAGTTATATAAAAATCAAAAAATTAAGTATCTAAATCGTCAGCTAATACTACACAAATTTGTAAAACCAGTTCCAGTCGGACAAGTTCTACAAATAGACTATTTAGATACATTAAGAGAAGTGATTTATAGACCATTCATCCCTTTTTTAAGCGAAAAGAATTTTTTAGTAAAAATAAAAAAATTTAGAGAGTTATTAAACAATGTAAAGAAAAATCATAAGCATGAAACTCAAGAATTATATAATGATTTAAGAGATTTAATTGAAAACGCAGAAGAGAATTTAATACATTTATTAAAGAATTTTAGTGAATTTTACGATAGTATATGGCCAATTATTTTGGCAGACATCTATAAAGGCGAAAATATTAGTGAGATAAAAGAAAAAAGAGGAATTCTTACAACAAATTTCGAAAACTTGAAAGATTATTATGTGGAAGCATTTGAGATTTTATGCTCGTTACTTCCTATATATCTCGGTGTGCAAAATATTAAAAATCGAGGGAATAGAAACAAATTTGAAGAAAATATAAGTAAAGAATTTAAAACTATCCAATCTCTAAAGGACTATTATATAAAAGTAGTTAACAAAGGAAATAAAGTGAAATTTTTTGAAAAAGAAAATATTTTCACAAGCTTATTTGATATTCCATATTTATTAAACAACATAGTTAGAAATAGCATAGGACATCATTCTTATGAATATGTAGCAGATGAACAACTAATTTATTTTAAAGATAGAAATAAGAAAGAGAGTTTGTATTTAATTGAATTTAGTGATTTATTATATACCACTTTTTATGGTACTTTTGTTTCATTAGAACTTGTGATTTTTATGAAAGAATTAAACTCTATAGAATAACAAGTTATTGAGGAAATAGTTTTAATTAAAAAGTATGCCAAAAATGCCCTTCTCTTATTGAGAAGGGTAATCAAATTATTCTTCTTTTTCATCAAAGCATTTTTGACATATTCCATCATCTACTAGGTATTCTACTTTTCTTCCACAGCTACCACATTGACATTCTAATTTACTCAAATTTATCACCTCCCTTTTTTTTAAATTCCATAAGAAATAGAAAATTCCTTCTTATTCCAAAAAACATTTTGTACATCGTGTGAACAAACAGGAATTTCCTCTGTAAATAAAGAAACCTCCTATAGAAAGGAGGGATAAAATGACCGACTTTGAAATATTGCTGCAGCTGAAAGAACAATATGAATCTACGCAAGACACCTCAGATTTAAAACTTCTAATCGAAACCTTTTTAAATAACTTTCCTGCTAATCAATCCAAATGACGATGTAAAAAATAATGATTAAGTAGCTTTTCAGTGTTATTCCGTAAGTTGTCATTAAAGTATCTATGTACCTCATGGTAGCCATTAAAATAAAAATTATACTCGGTGAAATAACCGTCATTTTCACCTTTTACTAACTTCCATTTGCGTTTATACATTTTGGTATTGTTTTCACGCATATCTTTTTGTATTTGCTTCATGGTGTGTTCGATTAAGTTTAGGTAGACTTGCTTAAGTTTAAAAGGAGCAGCATCAGCTACTTTATAATCTCGTTCAAGTACAGTCAACAACATTGGAAAGTATATAGCATTTTCGAATATGTTTCTTTCTTCTTCGGTTAGTCTGCTCATATGCTCTGCTCCGTTTATACTTTTTCAACATCCACTAACTTTCTAAAAGAGATGTAATGAATTTGATCATTTTCATCCTGGATACGCAGCTGGTTGTTTAAATAATCTATGTAAACAGTACGGCCAATCAAAGTATCTATATAACCCTTGTTAAAAAGGCTAAATTTAAGCAGCTGATTATATTCCATACCTTCATGTATTAGTATATCTATATCATTTAATTTGTCTTCGTTCAGCACAGGCTGCTCAATCTTATTTTGGCTCTCAATAACTTTTTTTACTCCTGCTACATGTTCTGGCAGCATCATAGCTACCCATTTTTTAGTTCCGCGGTCTTTTAACATATCCCCATCTCCTTTTCGATAGGATAATTATATAAGAACGATTGTTCGATTTCAATATTGTTTTCGAACGAACGTTCGCATATAATATATCCAAAAGGGAGGTCTAACTGATGAAAGGTTTACTTAAAAGAGCAGCAGAAAGTAAAGAGGTTTTAGAAATGATTTATCAAAACAATAAAGGGGAATTCAGCCAACGTAGGATTCAGGTTATTAAAATGAATGAAGAGTCCTTTAGTGCTTATTGCTTTACTCGTAAGCAGCAACGCACTTTTAAGATAAGTAATATTTTATCGGTTGGACCAGTACGGAAAGTAAGGAGAGGTGCGTAATTATGACGTTAACAAAACCTAAGAAGGTTAAAAAGCCATCAAGACCAAGCCGTGACGAATTTGAACTAGAGGAGATTGCTAATACTTTAATCGAAGCGTTAGAGGATAAAAGTGAACTTAGATTAACCGTATGGAAGAGAGAAGATCCAGTCCGGGGGAAAGTAGTAAAGATGGACGGAAACACAAAACTCATACATATAGAAAGATTCACTGAAACAATTAAAGTTCCATTTATAGATATTTTGCAAGTTAAGAGAGTATGAATAAAAGCCCAACTCGTATGAGAAGGGCTTTGTTTCTTACTGTTTAGTTATAGTGCCGCCTGACACAACTAAATATTGGCCATTTTTAACACTTACAGAATATTTTCCATTAAAATTGTCATTATCAATAATTTTATTATTCCCAACAGGACCAGACATTATAGCAACATATGCATCATTTATACTTTCAATTACATATTGACCTTCGGGGATATCTGTTCCTACTTTATACCATGCTGAACCATTAAAATCTCCAGTTTGATTAAGGATTTCAAAAAGTTCTTTTGTGTTAGAAACTCCTAGGTTTTCAATTTCGCTAACTTTAATTAAAACTCCATCAGTTTGTATATTTCCCACACCGTGAACATAAACATAGCCAAAACTATCAAAATTCTCATTATCTACAATATCGCCAGCTTGATCTTTTTCAGAATAATATTCTCCGCTTCCATCGAAGGTTACAAAGGCATAATCGCCTTTAGGTATATCCCCTTGTATATATGACCCTACATCATAAGCTTTACCTTCATAAATTAAATTTGTTATCTTTTGAATCATTTCATCTTCTGGAGATAGTTCTATTGGTTCTTCAATTGCTTCTTCTGTTGTTTCAGTTGTATTAGAGGTATCCTCAATTTCAGAACTAGTATTTACAACTTCGTTTTCACTCTCATCGCTTCCACAAGCTGCTAGAAGCATGATTGTAGCTAATAGTAAAACTTTTAATAAATTCTTTTTCAAAACGTTTCCCCCTAAAAATTATCTATTTTCAACAAGTATTTTACATTTAGAGGTAATAACTTACTATATATTCGACAAAAATAGACAAAAAGATACACAGACTTAGGTCTTAAATATAGCTGTAAAGTTTACATCAAGGAACTTAGCCATCTTGGAAGCTTGGAAAAGCCAAGTTTGGCCTTTTACTTTTGGGTAGAAAACAAATCCCCCATGCTCAGCATCAAGTATTTTTCGGAAACGAGTTGGATACAAAATATTTTCTTTAATCCACTCACTTTTTCGAGAGGTCTTTTGTTCCAAGTCTTTCATGTTCCAATAAACACCTTTTAATTCAGTAGCTTTCAATTCTTCGTATTCCACTTTCTTAATTAACACCATATCGTCAGGAATTTGAATAGTTAATGATACATTTAATTTTTGCATGTATTGCTTTTCACCATCCTCAAAAGACTTTTCTTTTAGTCCTATTCATAAACCAATCATTGATAAATGCTTTTGCTTCTTTCGCTCTAAACATCCACTTGTTACCTTCTTTAATGGCTATTTGTTGATCAACCATATCATAAAGGAAATTGTTTTTAATCCATTCATCAGATCGTGACCACTCTTTACACAGTCTTTGCATATCCCAAATGGTTCCAACTTCCTCTTTTTCCTTTAAGATTCGTGAAACTTCTTCACTAACTAATTTTCTTAATACATCTTCTGGAAGAGTTATTTCTATTTTGTTTTGCAC